GGATTGTTATAAACTTCCCGTGATATTTTTGGTTCCTTCGTAATATCTGGTTTTAATTCTTTAGGGTCGGTGGTGTTCAAAGCTTTGATCCTATTTATAATAGGCATAAGATGTACATTATATACACCTACATCTGTATAGTTACTTAATATAGCTAATACATCTGATATAGCATCTTCATATGATTTTGTCAAGATATTCTCCAAATTCCAGTGATTTTTTTTGAAAGGTTCGTAATGTCTAATTATGATTTTTTAGGGTCGCCCCATACCCAAGAAAAAGTCAAGCCTTTTCTTGGGTGGGATTTGATTATTCTGGAAACTGTGGCAGTTTTACTTCTCCGCTTAGTTCGTATTCAATCACTTGGTCAAGTATGTCCATTTGCCTTAAGGCTTGAACCCACTCTTCTGCAACAGCACGACTTGGATTATCCATTTCGTGATGTGTTTCTCTAGCCAACTGAAATCCACTAACTCTACGGTCAGCAAAAATGTCTGTCAGTTTCTTTCCTAATCGCTTATGACGAATAATGTAAGACATCATTCTCCTTTCGCTCGTCTAGTTTATCACAAAGGGCTGACAAATACAAGGGTTCTATGTAACTTTCTATTGTGTCTGCTAAGTTAGTTAAGACTGCTAGTGTTAGCCTATCGTCTTGTTTTTCGAGGGCACCCTCTAGATTAATAATGGTATGTCTAATAAACTTATTAATCTCTACACTTGCTTTAATCGGTGTTTGATCAAACATTACCAGTTACTATCATCTAGAATGTAATCTATGCTACCGTTTACAGCATCATAGAATGTATCGTAAACTTCACCCATATCACAGTTGTGTGAGAATACTTCCCACCACGGATTCATACGATATATCTGAAATCCACTATTACTAATAGTTTTAAGATATTGCATTAGTTGGATATCATCGTTGATACCTGCTGCTTCTAAGTCGTCAGAGTATCTGACTATTGTTGCACCTTCATCTGATAGTTCACCATTAACTAAGTTTGGTAGTGTTAAATGCATTTCACCACCACGCTCTACTTCAACTACACGGTCCTCATATCTGATAGTTGCATAAGACTCATAGCCTTCTTGCCAGACATAAAACTCTGCCATTTGCTTGGAGGTAGGGATTACTTCCTTGTACTCTACTGTAACGCCTTCATATGTTTTCATATGCGTATCCTATCCTATTTCTGCGGTTAAGTCAAGACGTGTTAGGTTATAAGCCAGGATTTCTTCTAGCCTCAAATATTCTAAATGCAGTTCAGAGCCTTCTTCCATAAACTCCCATTTTCCAGTAGACTTATCATAAACAACACCTTGATCTTCTGTAAGGTTTGCTAGTGTTGTTTCTATGTCTACCATAAAAGCTCCCCAATCTTCATCATATACTACTACCCAATGATATTGCTTGCTCATACTAGTCCTCCCTATGTACGATCACATCTTGCAGGTACATAACTTCTGGGTCAATCTTGTAGTAACTCAAAATGTTGTTCCTTGCTTCTTGAATAATAAAATCATCAGGTAAGTCTGGCTCATCAAAAGAAACGTGGGTAATCATTACCATAGCCTCTAAGACAAACTCTACATTGTAGTTATACATTTACTTCCTCAACTTCCATTTGTTCTGTTGTTGTACCTGTTTCAGTAAAATACTCAATGTCTGTATCGTTTGCTATTTGGACGGCTGTTTCATAGTCGTCTGCTTCAATCTCAAGTTCATAGTATTCCTTAAGTGCTAGTGTGCATAAATACTTTGGCATTAGTTAATCTCCACTTCTAATCCGTTATACTCTAAAGAAATCATTGTCTGTTCTAAGTCAGCAGAGTCGTCACACTCATCGTAGTATCCAAGATTCTTAAAATGATTCCAAGCATCATCATTATCAAAATCAGGATTGTCTGCTAGATAAGATTCCCAATCTTTCTGATCTATCTTCATTGACCATTGTGATTCAAAAGTTCCCTGAAAGGTTGCTGTTAAATACATTACTTAACCTCTATCTTGTTCTTGGCAAAGAAAACATCTGTGCCGTCCTCATCTTTAATAGCGATACTAACAGGTATGTCGTATTTTGTCAAGAATAAATGGTGTTCTATTTGCCACTCTCTATCCTTGATAAACTCCACCATAGCCTCGTGTGAAATGGGGTGAGCATTAATTCCATACTCACCTGTTGCTAACATCTCTTTAATTAAATACTCTTCATCGTAAACAACTTCTGTTACTGCTACTAAGTATGTCATTATCTTTTCTCCCTAATGATAATCTGTACCATTTCCTCTGTGTGATAGAAATGCTTTACAAAGTTGTAAGCGGTTTCCCATTGTTCTAATTCGATACCACCAACTTTATGCAAATCAACAAAATCATCTGCTAGTGTTTGTAGTAATGGATTGTCTGTGTCAATCATTTTTGTCCTTTTTGTAGGTTGATAACCGTATCCTATCACAAAGGTGTGACATTTACAATAGTGATTTGCCCTAAATTCCAGTGAACTTTTTAGATCTTCGTAACTAGAGGGTTTTCGAGGGTCGCCCCTAGCTTTGGGCAAAAGAAAAACCCCCTGTATCCACCAGGGGGCTTCTCGTTATTGGTTATCGTGTGACGGTATAACCAAGTTCTTCGCCATTCTTAATTTGACGCTTGGACTTGTTGTCAACAAAGTGACCATTTGCATCTCGTACAACTACACGATCAGACTTACCAAAACGTGTGTTCCACTTTTCCTGTGCGATAAATAGTTTCTTAGCCATTTATTTCTCTTTTCTATTAGGTGGTGGGGTTTTGTCGGTGTGGTTATCCCCTGCCACATCTTTCCTACCTACTAGGAAACCTAGTATCTTTCATCTATTGAGTCAATGTCTGCATCAGAGTCTAAGATTTCATAATCATTGTTGTTTGAGGAAATCTCAACATCAAAGTCATAAATGCTTAGGTCAGACACTTCTTCATTAACTGGCATTGTAAGCGTTGCCTTGATTGTTACAGTAAACTCAACTTGTACTTCTTTAGATAAGTCAATACCCAAGATACTTGCAAGTTCTTTTGCATAATCTTCACCAATCTCGTCAAAGTTCTCAACAAGATAATCTTTTGCTTTTTCTTGTGCTGACTCATAGTTTGATACTCTTTGAGTTAAAGCACTATGCCTCCAGTATTTCATAGAAACATCTTCTGCACTTACAAGAACATACTCTGGTGTTCCGTAGTAGTGCTTGTTAATGACAATAGTTTTTGTTTTGTCATACTCGAATGGGGCTATTGTTGCTGGGATTGGAAAATCCACTTTTTTCTCCTTTTGTAGGTTGTTAGTAACAGTTTATCTTATTTCGGCAGGAATGTCAATACTTATTTCTTGCCATTCGTGTTCTTCATCATTCCAATGGTAGCCAGTGGTATCTACAGGGCAATCCTTGTATGCATACTCAATGTCGTCATACTCACAAGGACATTCTTTATCTCTATCTTTGTAATCAGCGTGTGATTCTGGAATGTCCCACTGGTCACAGGCTATGTCCTCTCCACCTAAAAATGTGCAAGTTCCACCCCAACCCTGTTCTTCTTCATACTCATAATCAAAGTTAAGGTTAGGATACATCTCTGATAGTTTTAATAGGACTTCACCGACAGGACTCCAAGCGGTTTGGAAGTGATACATAACATCACCCTCATCAGTAATTGTTTTAGTAGTGTTTGGATACTCGTCACCATTAACAACTGCTACATCCCACTTAGTTCCCCAGTTACGGCAGTTCCAATGATACCAGTCTTGGTCGTCACGCATAGAGCGAACAAACTCTTGCATAAAACTATCATTGTCAAACTTTCCGTCAGCATCCTTTTTGATGTTTACATTACCCTTTAATACATCTCTTTCATAGTATGCTTCAAGGTCGGTTGGTTTTACAATGTTCCAAAAAGCAAAGACAGGATTATCATAGACTTGAACATCAGGGAAGTGTTCCCATTCTTTTGTTTCCTGATTAAACTTTGATTCAGGGAAGTGCTTTTCAAATGGCTGGTTAAGTTGTGCAACCATTTTATTTAACTCTGACTCTTCGCCAGATACGATTAACGAATTGAATACCCAGTTTGGCATTTGTTTCCTTTGTTAGTAGGTTATGATGAAATCATACCACATAGGTACGACATTTACAATAGCAATTCCTGTGAAATTTTCAGTGATCCTCTTAATGCTTCGTAATTGCGGAGCTTTAAGGGTCGCCCCCAAAATCCCAACTTTGTCAAGTCAGGATTTCGGGGTAGTGACAGGGGATTAAACCCCTGCCACCTCACGAACAAGTCCGAGCAACTTATTCTTTTCTGCATTTACAACAGGGTCAAAACCACTAGCACCCATTAGGATACTTTCGGAATTGCCACGAGCGGTACGATACCAGTCTAGACGTTCTGTAAGTGCATTGTAAGCACCCCAAGCATTTCCAGCAATCATTCCGTTAGTGTCACCACCATAGATTTCATCTAACAAGTCAATCTTGTTTTCCCACTTCTTAACAGCACCCTTGCTATCTTTTTCTGGCATTGGGTATGCAAGTGCAACAATCTTGTTAAATGTTTCTTTAGTGATTTCTTTTTCAATCATAGCCTTAGCCATAACTTCAAACTCGTCAATGTAAGTGTTAGCAAGACCTAATGCTTGACGAGCCTGTGCAACACGTCCGTCTAATGACTGTGTGTGACGTAACTTGAAAGACTGCTTTGCACCCTTACGGAATACTGCGGTATGAGTATTCATACAAGTCATACGAATTGGTGTGACAGTTGCCTGAACAGCACTAGAACCATCGTGGCTTGTAGAGATAGCAAGGTAATTCTTGATTACATCACTAACACCATTAGGGTCAAGTACGGTTTCACGCTCAAGTGCTAATGCACCAAAGACAAGTCTGCCTTGCTTTAGAGAACCAGCAACTTCCCAACGTCCACCGTCAAGTAGGTTGTCACCAAAAGCAAACAGTTCTTCATTCTGTAATACTTTGTAGCGTTCACCAACAACAGACAAAACATTTCCGTTGCCGTCCTCTGGGTGGTCACGAACAACCATAAAGTTATTTTTTACGGTTGTGTAGTTTTCTGGTAGTGCAACATCTTCAAGACGTACATTCCAGTTATGTAGGTTTGCTAGTTCTAGCATTTCTGATGTAGAAACTTCATCTTGAAAGACAGTTCCTAATTGGTGGTAGGCAGGTACACGCAAAGAAGCGTAAGAAGCCTTACCGTTTACGATTTCGATTTGGTCAATAGACATTTGTTTCCTTTGTTCGGTTGATACCTTAATCTTAGCATACAGGTCAGACATTATCAATAGTTATTTTAAGAAACTTCAGTGAAATTTTTAGGTGTTTCGTAATTGACAAAACAGGAAAAACGGGGCGACCCCAGCTTTTGCGATCTGGATGGGACTTGAACCCACGACCTCCGCCGTGACAGGGCGGTGCTCTAACCAACTGAGCCACCAGACCAGTGAAGCAGTTTATACTCATGCTTAGGAGTTTTACTATCCATTGATAGTTCTTTTATTTGGCAGTTTATAGTCTGTCTATATGGTGCTAAGGACTGTCCCCTTTATTTTACCTGCTTGTGCTGTGGCAGGTTTTGGCTTCAGGTAATACCCTACTACCAAGATGATTGGTATTCAAAACTGTCAAACTTACTTGCAAGACAGCGGTCAATAATTTTAATAGTTTCCTCTAGGTCACCATAGTAGTATTCATCATAGGTTGTTGAACCAAAGAAGAAACCTGCACCTGTTGGCAATAAATCTTCTGCAAGTGATTTGTTTGCAAGAACCTCAACGCATAAACCTTTTAGAGTTTCTAACTGTTCACGAGTTACATAGTATGCACTACAGTTATCTTCACCGTCTTGAACATTTTCAACAAACCAGTTATGTATTTGATTTGACTTACGCCAGTAACCCATAGGTACATCTATGTTAATTCCAGCAAAGCCAGTCTTGTCAATAACATTTTCTAGGTCAAATGCTTCAACGATTGCCTTAAATGCTTCGTTAGGTGTGTCAAGAATGTTGCCATCTTCATCACGACCCCAGTTGTTGCGTGAGATGTATTCGCTTGCACGAAGATACATGTCTAGTCCCATTTGTTTCTCCTTATTGGTAGGTAGTTATTAAAATAATCTTATCACAGGGGTCTGACATTTTAGCCAGACCCCCACAATCAAACTACTTTACAGTAGTCCAGCGTTCTTGACCATTTACGTCAAGTTTGATACGCAAAGTACCGTTCTTGTTTTCCTTAACTTCTGTTACTGTTCCAGTTACGGCAGACTTCTGCGTGGTGAACTGTGAGCCAACAGTTGGTGCTTGGATTGTGTTTTCCATTTGCTTCTCTTTTCTTGTTGTTGTTATGCTAACATCTTAGCAGATAGGTCTGACAAAAACAACCCTTTTTTGCAAATATTTCAGTGAATTTTTTGGGCTTGTCGTAATTTGACAAATCCAAAAAAATGGGGCGACCCCTTAGTCCTCATCATAGACATATAGATCAACAATATCATCTTCACCAATATACTGATGCAATTCCTCATCACCATATTCATCTAAGTAATTAATCTGATATCCATCTTTAAGAATATCTAGGCTTTTGATTTGTATTGGTTCATCTATGCCATCAAAGACTATTAAGTCTCCAGGCTCTAACTGATACCCAGTTAGCTTGTCTGCGTATTTATAATTCATCGTCTCTACTTTCATATTTGTCTGATAAAAATGCTATTGATGATATTGCACCGAGCATTAAAAGTATGAATATACTACCATAAAATACTCCCACTACATACCCTCTCGTTCACGCAAGTATTCAATGTATGTATCGCTTGTAGCCATTTCACTCATTAGTCTATCTAACTTAGTAAATGTATCTTCAACTTCTTTTTTCTTAAATAGTTTCATTTTTTGTACCAATCATCTTGTTTTAGTATAGTTAGGTTTAGAACAATTCCAACGAGGGCAATACCTGCAATCATTCCTGCCCCAAAGCATAATAGTGTATTAAGCACAATCATCACACCCAACAAACTCCTCTAGAAAATCTAATTCTTTATTGCAATTCCTGCAAGTGGGTGGTGCAGAAACTCTGACACCATTTTTGTATACACCTGTAACAACTAACTCATAACCCTCTATAGCCATTCTGCTAAATCTCCATCTGCATAGTAATCTCTTTCGTGTCCGTCTGCTTCTGCAATACAGTCCCACATTTCTTCTTCACTAGTTACACCCTCTGGGTATAATTCATACATAACTTCTTCAAGGTGTCTTTTCATCATAGACATTATGCGTAAACCTTTCCATACAATTCAACCGAATTACCATTATCTAAATCGGTAAGTAGGTTGTTTACTAAATCTAATACAACTGTCTTATCAAAATTGTTACCAATTTCTGAACGGTTAATTGCATAAATACCATAACCAGTTTCTAAAAGAACCTCATCTTTAATCAAGTATGAAATAATCATACGGGTAAAGTATGAATGGTCTCCCTTGCGTGGTTTAGCGTGTTCTAATGCACCTGCTAAATCATCTTGCCAACTGTACTCACCCCAATGAGAATACAATACAGTTAATGCATCTGTTCCGTCATCAAATACGAAATTAATTCTTGCACCCATTTTAGTAACCTGCTTCCGTTAGCATTTTGTTAATTGCTTCTAGTTCCTCTGTTGATAATTTTGCAAGGGCTTGGTCGTCAATGACACCCTCAAACAAATCTTTAATTAGTTCTGACATTTCTCTCCTTAGTAGGTTATGCTGAAAGCATACCACAAAGGTCTGACAATTTCTAGTGATTTTCGTGATTATTTTCTTAATGTCGTAATTGATCCCAAAGCTTGGGGTCGCCCCGAAGGGCATTGGATTACTCTTCCATCCAATGTTTAGGAATTTCAATTCCATTTTCTTTTGCTCGGTCAAGCCATTCATTTGCGGTGTAACGCATTTCAACGAATACGTTTAGCAAACTTTTTAGATCGTTGCCATAGTAGTCACGTCTAACCCATTCTTCAATTTCTCCCAAGCAATAAAATTCTTGCTCACGATAAAGTTCTCTTGTATCCATTACGCAACACGCTCACATTCTGTGTAGTAGTCAATTATTGAAGAGGCTGGAATGTACCAAATCATTCCACCGTCTGAAGTTTCTAGCACTAGCATTTCATTTTTAATAAAGAAACTTTGGTCAGGGTGAACATCTAAATAAGTTTTGCTTTCACCATTAGTAAAGTTTACGATTAGATTAGTTGTAAACAAGGGCTTTCCTTTCATCTGCGGTGACTCCACCAAAAATACCAAACTCAATTCCGTCTTTCAATGCAAACTCTAGACACTCTGACTTTACAGGGCAAGAGTTGCAGATTGCTTTTGCTTTTTCTACCTTAGACTTTAGTTCGCTAAAGAATAAGTTAGTGTCTACATCTTTACAGGCTATGTCGTTAAAGTTAAACATCAAAGTCCTCATCTTCTTCATAGTATTCATCTTCCATTACCCAAGAGTCTAAGCGGTGTTGCTCAACGATTGCGTGTGCAGGTGCAAAGTTACTGCCACGATACGAAACTCCTTGTGGCATTTCTATTTCTGCATAGATGTCCTCATTCCAATAAGCGTTAATTGCATCTATGCAAGGTTGCACCATAGATGAGGGTACAGGTGGATAGAAGTTGTATTGCAGGTGTAAGTTAATCTGTTGTTCGATAGGCATAGTATCCATAGCGGATAATTCTGTTGCAAACATTTTTCCCATTTTATTCTCCTTGTAGGTTTTTGTATTTTGACTTACGGGTGTATTTCTTTTTGTTGCGGTGTTTAGCGGAGGCGTTACTCCTACGCAATTCTAGTCTTGCCCTAAGTTGTTCAGGGCTTGCAGGTAATTTCATCATAGGACTAATCTTAGCAGAGAGGTCTGACATTTTTACTCGTCCTCAAAGTCAAACATTGAAGTCCAGCAAGTGCCACAGACTCCACTAATGAAACGCTCACGAACATCAGCGTCATAGTCAGACAATACATTTTGAGCCAATGCACCTTGGTGGTATGCAAACAATTCAGAAGAAGAGATTGAAACGGTTTTGGTTTCGTTGCACATTGGGCAAGGGTGTGAGGTAACGACATAGCGTTCGTTCATAACTTTCATTGGATTATGTAGAGTAAACATAGTGTCCCTTTCGATTGGTTGATGCTATCATCTTAGCATAGAGGTCTGACAATTCCAGTGACATTTTGGGTGTGTCGTAAAAGTCTTTTCCTGGATTTTCGGGGCGACCCAAAAGGGTGGTGGGACTATGAGTCCCAACCAAAAAGGTATCCTTCCATACCTGCATCTTCATACATTTCATCTTCGGGCAGTTCATCATCTAACTCAAACTCCTGCTCAAGACCTTCATCAAAGGCAAAGACCTCATCTAAAAGAAGTTCGGTTGCAAAATCAATTTCTTGGAATAAATACATTTTTTTCCTAACGGTTGATGATGATTTCATCATAGCACAAGGGTCTGACATTTTCCAGCGATTTCAGTGAATATTATCTTAATGTCGTAATTGCTCTGAGCTCTTGGGGGCGACCCTCTTTTATGAGGCGGTGCAAGCACCGATGACTATTAAGAATAATAGACACGTTAGGATAATTTTCATTCAGCAGACCCCCTGAAAATAATCCAGATCAGGGCTTGAGTTGCACGAGGTGATAATTTTATTTCAGTTGCTAAAGTCATTACTGCTTCAGACATTTCTCGGTATTGTGTTTTGTTTGGTGCATTTGTTTTTAGTCCACCTGCATAACACATCCACACATCTATTGTGATTGCATTCTCATCACCTGCGATTGCACGAGCGAATGCATTTGTCTTTAATCCTTTAAGTGCCTTGAAACCATAGACCAAAGAATTTTCTGCCATAACTAAATTATTTTTTAGTCCAGTAGGCTTGCCACCATTTGCAAACTCTAACGCTTGCACAACATTGCGATTCCAACGCTGACGAGGTGAGAATGATGAGATAACACTAGCGCAAGATTCTAAAGATACTTGCATACCACGCTTAGAAAAAATTGCTTGCACATCCTTAGCCAATAATTCTGCTTCAAGATACCAAGATACGGCAGACTCTATTTGTGGGGCTGTTGCATTCTTTACGACTTCACGATAATTTTGTAGGTAGGTCATTTTATCTCCTTCGATAATAAGATTATCTTATCATAAGGGTCTGACAATTTCCTGTGATTTCAGTGAAACATTCCTTAATGTCGTAATTGACATTTGACGATCTTTGGGGTCGCCCCTTTTAGTATTCACCTCTGAAAACAAATGCAAACGAATTAGAACCTAAGTCAAAAATTAAAGTTGTGTCTTTTCTTTTTGTTCGGTAGTTAAAGTTATTTGAAAATGTAACACCAATTAAAAATGTTCCATCTATTTTGTTTTTTACAATTTTCATTTTACTCCTAGTGTTCTGGGTTGTATTCAGAAATGTATTGTGCAATTCTTTGAACTGTTTCAAATTGTTGATACATTTCATTTTGTGCATCTTGACAATCATAGTGACCACCGTTGCAATCACACTTAAACGCAAATGGTGTGTATCGGTCAAGAATTATTTCTGACAATTCTTTAAGATTAATTTCTGTCATTTATTTCACCAACTTTTCTAATTCTAATAATTCGTTTGTCCACTGATTAGTTTTTTCATCTAATGCTTTTTGGATTTGGGAGATACCCATTTTGTAATTCACGCAAACCTCAAGCATTGTCGCTAGTGCAACATAACCCGATGTGCTTCTATGGGTGTTTGGATACCTAGCCTTGTCAAGGGCATTGTAAGCGTACTTGAACGGTTCGGTGTTTAGTGTAGTCATTTTGTGACCACCTTTCATTTGTTGGTTATGGTTTAACCTTACCACACCACACCGACAATTTCTGCCAATTAGGGCATAAACTAGATTAACAGTTAGTGAATTGTTTATCCACAACTTATGCACAAAAATCTTGTCAAATCGACACACCGATGTTTACTAAAAATTTACCTAATTGTTATAAAATTCCAGTGATATTTTGAGGGTGTCGTAATTGACTTTTGCCAGGATCTGGGGTCGCCCCATTTCGGGGGCTTTGTCAAGCCTAGTCGCTAGGTTTTGTTCCAAGCAAATAAATAAAACTTGCAAGGGATAAAATTAAAACCCAAGAATAAAAACTATTTAGCATTTTCCCACACCGCATTTTCAAATCGTGTTGCATCAAAGTTTGGATTATCTTTTTGAAACATTTCAATAAACGCATCTACGAATTGTTGTTCATTGTCAAGCACTCCGTTTATTCCGTCATTTAGAATTTTTGCAACGGCTACATAGTCTTTGCGTGTCATCATTTTATTTTCCTGCCTTTGCATCTTGAAAGAATTGTAGTTCTAGTTTTTGCTCTTGAGTTTTTTTGTCTAGCAGTGCTTGAACCTCTGCAACTGACTTTTGCCATTCAAGCGAAACGCTTAGAATGGTTGAAAGTACCAAGTGTTCGTTTGCTGGAAGTGTTGAATACTTTGCGGTATGCAAAGCCTTGTACGAGTCGATAAAGTCTTGCGTGTTTAGTGTTGTCATTTTGTCAACCTTTCGTTTGTTTGTTGGTTTTATCTTAGCATAAGGGTCTGACAGTTTTACTTATTGACATAAGTTGCGATGTAGTCCTCTATTGCCATTACGCCTTTGTATTCACCACAACCGCCACAGTAGTATGGCTTGTCTGAAAACTCTTGTTCGCAAAATACACAGATGTATTCACAGCCTAATTCTAGCATCATTTCTAAGTAAGTCATTTTGACTCCTTTCCTTTTGTTCTTATGCTTTCAGCATAGCATAGGGGTCTGACAATTTTTGGTACATTTGGGCAGTGTTTCCAATTATTTTTTGTGATGAATCCCACAAAAGTTAGTGATCTTTTACGGCGTGTCTTAATTGACATTTGGGTAGCTTTGGGGCGACCCTTTCGGGCGTGTCTAAAATCTTCCCTTGCCATCACCAGACAATGCACCGAAGAATAATAGCAACAATAAAATTGCAATAAAGATTTTCATTATCGCTCTACCATTTCAATTACTACTGCACCAATAGCACATAGCAAACCAATACCTGCGGTGGCTATCATTACATTGGCAGACATAAAATCAAAACCAATAACCAATAGTTGTAGTTCAAGCAATAGCATAGGTAGCGAAAAGATAGCGATACTGATTAGTAAGTCTTCTAAGTTGTACAGAAACATTTTAGTCCTCACACATTATGCATAGTTGTGACTCTAACTCGAACGGTGCTAACTTATCACCGCACACTAGACACTTAGTGTTAGTGATTTGTTCTACTGCTAATTCATTCATTTGATTAGCCTTTCTTGTTGTTGTTAGTTTTAACTTACCATAGGGGTCTGACAGTTTTAGAATACCTCTAGAGGTACTACAGTCCACTGGTCAAAGTCACCGTCATAGTCACCAAACGTATCAAACCAATAAGCCTTAGCATCTGACTCACGCTTTGCAACATCTGCAATAGCATCTGACTCTGACTGAAATAGTTTCTCTATTCCGTCAATGCTGTAAACTGCAAATACTTTCATTGTGTACCTCTTTCGTTGTTGTTATGGTTTCACCTTAGCATAGGGGTCTGACAATTTCTTGTTAAACACGTCATAATTTCAGTGAGTTACGTCACATCTACTTAATCAATAGTTATCCACAGGGGCAGGGTCGCCGCTTTCGGGCGTGTCGGGCGTGTCGTGTCCGTTATGTCGGTGGGGGGTGCTATGATCACACCCCCCTCAACATTAGACTAACTCAAACGAGTCAATCTTTTTTGTTATCTCATACTGCCCTGCAAGTATCTCCATAGCCTTACTGTAACTGTGGCACTCATAGACATACTTTTCACCGTTTACGATTACTACTAATGAATTAAACATACTTACTCTTTTCTATTTGTGTTTTGTTGTTTTCGTTTTGTATTTCTTTAATTATTTCTATCGCTACTTTTTTTAATTCTTTAGCGATACTTTTACCAACCCATACCGCTAACATCTTTACAAGAAACGGTATTCCGATAATCGGTAATACAATCATTAAGACAAGCGATACGATTAGAAACATAAAGATGTTCATTACTAAATCGTACAGAGATGCGAAAGGTGCGGTGATAGCGTCAATCATAGGTATGACTCATTTCTCTCAAAGTTGTCAAGCATACCGAACGCCTTGACACAGCAATAGTCACAGAAGTCGGTCATCTCATCTGTAAAGGTATTAACCTCACGAATGTATGCGAAGTCATTACAACCGCATAGCAACCCGTCAAACGGGTCTAAGTGTAAGTAAATCATCTGATTACCTTACCTTTCCTTGTTTAGTAGTTTCATCTTAGCAGAGGGGTATGACAATTTTTAGATGTCATACTCATCAGGCTCGCAGATAATGCAATAGCCAGATGTTTCCCAAGAGGTCAACTTATCGCCACACGCAACACACTTAGTGTTGGTTATGTTCTCTAGTGCTAATTCATTCATTTGATTAGCCTTTCTTTAGTAGGTAGTAGTTTTAATCTAGCAGAGGGGTCTGACAATTTTTAGTCGTCAGACTCTTCATCGTCATAAAAATCATTTGTGTTTATTATTACAGCATTTTCAATGTCATAAAATTGACCGTCAGTGCAAGAAATAGTTGCATCGCAATAACCGTATGACGGGATAGCACCAAAGTAATCACCGCAGAATGGGCAAACGAACTTTGACTCTGGGTATTCCTCTAGTGCTATCTTGACGAACTTTTCAATTTGGTTAGTCATTTGACTACCTTCTTTCTGTTTATCTAATACTCTTAGTATGGCATAGAGGTCTGACAATTTTTGGTACATTTTGACGTTTCTAAGATGAACAGTAGATGAACTCTTTATACACACTTTATCCACAGGGTGAATTTATTTTTAAAAGAGCTTCTTTTCTAGGATGAATTTATTTTGAAAAGAGCTTCTTTTTCTAGGGTGAATTTTTTCTTATGTGCTCACTAAGTTTTTTGATATTAGATCTCTAAGTTGTGTATTATACAAATTAAAATATCATTCACATTTTCTCAAAATAGGACTTGCAAAAGCTTTGCAATAATACATTAACATTTTATGGAAATATAATATAACAATTTGATAACTTTTATGTAACAGGAAGGTAACTTTAACAAAAAATGGGGTAAAATATAAGAATGCATCTGCCAAAAGGGGATGTAAATTAACTCGCTTAAAAGGAGCAAAAAATATGAATAATCTAAATGCGTGGGCAAATAACCCATATATGATCGGCTGGGAAACATTTTTCCCTAAGCTAGAAACTCTAGCAAAGACAAATGCGACAGCATTTCCTCCATACAACGTCAAAAGAGTAAATGATAACAACTTTATAATTGAATTGGCGGTAGCTGGATATAACAAGTCAAACCTAACTATTACTGAAGAAAATGGTAATTTGACGGTAGTTGGAGAACTTCCAGATACAGATGGTGAATATCTACATAAAGGTATTGCTGGTAGAAAGTTTACAAGAACATTCTCTCTAGCTGAACATATGGTTACAAAAGAATCTCATCTTGTTGATGGAATGCTACTTATTTCGATTGAAAAGGTAGTTCCAGATGAAAAGAAACCTAAAGCTATCGAAATTAATGATTTTAAAAATAAAAAAATCGGTAGGTAGAAAGAACAAATATTCCTGAGCAAGAATTAAAAAGGCTCTTATTCTGTAGGTATGCTCAGTGATGGCAAAGGACACATAAGCATTCCATTCTTGTGTAATTCCATAATACGCAAAACTTCTTCTGATTTGCCATTAGCATCACACATTAGAACTAATAGATCATATACTCTTCCAAGCATTATATATAATATTTCTCCGATATTGTCATTGGCATTGCCAACTATTTGTTCGGTATTGTTTTGGTTTTCCATACTGCCGTCCTTTTCACTAGATACCTATTATAGCCTCTATAAGGTCTATACACGCATTTTGCGTGGGGGTTGGTGTTCTGTTCTCGCGCCGAACCGCAAATCGCCGAAATTTTTATTTTTAAATCAGGAGATAGAGTTTATTAAGTTTTAATAACAATTATTAAAAATTTTAGAAAGATATTGACCGAAAGAAGTTTTGTCGCTATAATTGTAATTATATATATATTAAAAGTTTATACATATTAAGTATATTAAAAATATTAAATATATTTAATATATATTATATATAACATATATATGACATATATTATAAAACTAGAAAAGGAATAAGTCAATGACTTTATCAAAAGAAAACTTAGCAATTATCCAGTCCTATGCACGTTCAATCTTAGGTGCTGTAATTGCTCTTTATATGGCAGGTGTTACTGACCCATATTTGTATCTAAATGCTTTAGTTGCAGCACTTGCACCAGTAGCCATTCGTTACTTTAATAAGAACGACATTGCTTTTGGAAAAATCTCAGGTAAATCAACTCCTGAAGAAGTTGCTGCTGAAGTAACAAAGGCAGTAAAAAAGGTTCAAACTAAGCCTGTTGTTAAGCCATCTCCAGTAAAGAAGGCTGAAACACCAGCAAAGAAATCCACAGCAAAGAAGACTACTTCGAAGTAGTTTTTTTGGGAGTGTATAATTAAATATGGAATCAACTAACTTTTTAATAATGTTAGCAGCTACAGTAACTGCTATTGGAGTTATTGCAGTAGGTATCCGTAAAACCACACTTTTGGTTAAAAGATTTATACACTTCCTTGATGATTATTTCGGTGAAGAAGAAAGACCAGGATTTGCAGGTCGTCCTGGAATGCAAGAAAGAATGCGTATAATTGAAGAAGAATTAAAATGTGTTTCATATGAAATGAGACCTAATTCTGGAACATCTATTAAAGATGCTATTGCCAGAATTGAAAAACGACTAGAACAACTAGAAAAGTAGAGTAAATGAAAATAAGTTTTAACAATCCAAATCACGTTGCGTGGATGGGATATGGTCACGGAAGTATGAGAATTATAAGTTCTCTTGGTAAAACAAATCACTCAGTAGGATACAAGCTACATAACTGTGATCTTGAAGTATATTTTGGACATGCTTCAGATTATGAATTTTTAAATCCAAATTCTTATAAAATTGGATACACTGCTTGGGAATCAACAAGATTTCCTAAAGGATGGAATGAAAAGTTAGAACTTGTTGATGAGTTTTGGGTGGCAAATAAATTCTGTAAAGATGTATTTAGTCAACATACAGATAAAGAAGTTTATGTATTTAAACACGGATTAGATACAACTTTTCAACCACAACAACGAGAACTTACTGATACTATTAAGTTTATTCATATTGGATATCCTGCATACCGCAAAAATGTTTACGATACTGCTAATGCTTTTCTTGAACTATATGCTGGTAGAAAAGATGTTTCTCTAACTATAAAAGCATATAAAGGTTCTGAAATTCCAGAACTTGATAATGAGCCAAACATTAATGTAATTGGTGAAACATATACATCTTTTGATTTGGTTAGACTTTTAAAACAACACCACGCTCTTATCTATCCCTCTTGGGGTGAAGGTTTTGGATTTATTCCTTTACAAGCACTTGGAACTGGAATGCCTAGCATTGTTTCAGGTGGGTGGTGTGATTATGATAACTACGTTGGTGATCTAATGGTTAAATCAACACTTACACATAATCCATTTACCATAACACATCCAGGACTTATGTTTAAACCAGATTATGAAGACCTTTTACAGAAGATTTCCTATACTGAAAAAAACATTGAAACTTTATTGCCAAAATATTATGATCAAGCACCAGAAATCCATAAGGAATATGACTGGGATAGCATTGTAACAGAACATTTTAATAATGTATCTAATCGTTTAATGTTACAATAGACATATGCCTACTCCAGATACAATTACAGTAACCACCCTTGACCCTATTGACTCAGTTACCGTATCTCCAAACCCAACTATTGATTCTGTAGATGTAACTACTGTCCAAGATGTTAGTAATATTGATCTAGGCTTTGATTCTGGAGTAACCAATATTGGTATTGCAGATGATCTTAATTCATTAGATGTAAATGTCTCTATGTCGGACATTGAAGTTACAAATATTGATGTTTCAGATGATGTTGCTACTTTAGATGTAAATCTATCTAGTTTTGATTATGGGGTTACAAGTATTGATGTATTAGACGATCCTAGTACCTTAGATGTAACTATTTCTCTTGGGGATATTGCAATTCCCGTAACTTCTGTAAATGGTAAAACTGGTGCAGTAGTTATTGACTATCCAGACATTGGTGATAATCCAGTAAATCACGTTAGGTTTGTTTTTACACAAGCAAGTATTCCAACTATTCAAACATCTGGTCCATTTGCAGGATCATATATTTGGACAATTAACCATAATTTAAACTTTTATCCAAATGTATCAGTATTTGATAGTGGAAACAATTCTGTTGAAACCCACGTTTCTTATACTAATTCAAATACTGCTATAATTATTATGAATAGTGCGATAAGTGGTACGGCTTATCTAAGCTAAATTTTTATGAAAATTGGTGATTAATAGTGGCTGAGAAGAAGTTCTTAGTTGATCTTAACCTTACAGGAAATAAGGCTAAGAATTTTAGATTAGAAGATTATGCAGATAATACTGCTCCTACAAGTAATTTTGTTGGAAGGATGATCTACACCACCACTGGTACAGACAGAATTGAGTTTTATAATGGCTCTTCTTGGGTAAAGTTAGCTCACTACGATGAACTATCATCTGGTTCTGTAACATCCGTAGGTCTTGCATTTGATACCGCAGCAGGAAATGTATTTGGAGTTACTAACTCGCCAGTTACATCTACTGGAAGTCTAACGCTAACACTTGACACACAATCACCAAACTATGTATTTGCTGGTCCAGCAACTGGTGGGTCTGCAGCAGCTCCAACATTTAGAGCATTAGTCGCAGCAGATATCCCAAGTCTTTCTTCTGTATACCAACCACTAGATGCAGACCTTACTTCTATTGCTGGTCTTTCAGGAACATCGGGTTTCTTAGTAAAAACAGCAGCAGATACATATTCTCTTGACACATCAACATACTTAACAACCTCAACTGCCTCTAGTACATATGCCCCAATTAGCAATCCAGTATTTACTGGAACTGTTAGCCTTCCTACTTCAATCGTATTTGAAGGTGCAACCGCAGATGCATTTGAAACTACCCTTACTGTTGTTGATCCAACAGTAGATCGTACAATTACCCTTCCAGATGCAACTGGTACAGTAGCATTACTTGGAACTATTGCCCTTGGAACAGATACAACTGGAAACTATGTATCTCAAGTTTCTCAAGGAACTGGTATTACCGTATCTCATACTCAAGGTGAAGGATCAACTGCAACAATTAACAACGCTGGTGTACTTAGCCTTACTGGAACAGCTAATGAGGTTTCTGTTAGTGCGTCAACTGGAGCAATAACAGTAGGTCTTCCTACTAACGTAGTAATTGCTGGAGACCTTAAGGTTAGTGGAGACCTTGACATTGTTGGTGCAATTAACTCGTTCTCAACAACAACAATTAATGTTGAAGATAATAAGTTCTTACTTAATTCAAATGTTACAGGTTCTCCTTCGCTTAATGCAGGAATTGAAGTGGAGCGTGGAGATTCTACAAACGCTTCATTAATTTGGAACGAAACTAGCGATGTATGGCAAGCTGGTCTGCTTGGATCAGAAGTAGCAATCTCTTTAGCAGGTCATACTCACGCAACATCTGATATCACAGGACTACAAGAGTATGTAGAAGATACTGTTGCAGCATCACTAACAGATTCAACAACTATTGATTTTACATATAATGATAGTGCAACACCAGTAGGTACAATTACAGCAGCAGTTATTCTAGCAGCAAGTAATCCATACTTGAGTACAACATCAGGTCTAGCAGTAGATGTTTCTGCACTTGAAACAAAGCTTACAACTGATGGTTACACAAAGAAATACACAACAACTATTGGAGATGCAGCATCTCAGACATTTACTGTTACACACAGTCTTTCTACAAGAGCAGTAACAGTTTCTGTATATGAAACAGCATCACCTTATGCAGAAGTTGAAGTAGAAGTTTTGCATACCAGCACAAGTGCTGTTACAATTAACACTAATAGTGTACCAACTTTAGGACAATACACGGTAGTAGTGGTAGGTTAAAGTGCTTCCAGGATTTAAATCATTTAAGGTTTATAAAGGAGATACTTTCTCATTTAATTTAGCACTTGATTCAGGAGCATCTAACTATAATATTACAGGTCATACTTTTACTGGACAAATTAAAGAAAAAGGTAAAACTACAAAAATTGCAGAGTTTGCTTTTAGTATAACAAGTGGTGCTAATGGAGAACTAACAGCTACTTTAACAGCAACAGAATCAGCAAAACTTTCTGGAAATAAGATCTATGAGTATGATATTCAGATGAATAATAATGGAGTTATTTCAACAATTCTTAAAGGTCCGATAGTTGTAGTATCAGACGTTACCAATTAATTTTTTAATTAGTGTAATTTTTCTTTCTCCCAAATGTAACTTTGTGTCACATTCTAAACACCACATAACAGGCTCATCATCTTTAAGAAAAGGAATTGGTGGCAAGTGTTCATTATTCATTGGACACGGAATTGGTGGAGTAAATCCTTGCTCAACTAAATCTTTATATCTATGTAGTTCTTGAATTGTTATCATTTGTTAATCATATCACATCGATTTCTTGTTGACCACAAACCCTATTTAGGGTACAATAGTAACTACCCCACTTTTATGGGAATCAAAAAATAGACGGAGTAAATAAAAAATGACAGTTTCATTGCCATCGGCATATCAGCAAGTAATCCATAAGACAAGGTACGCAAGATGGAGAGAAGATGATAACCGCCGTGAAAATTGGGACGAAACAGTTGACCGTTATATAAATTATATTTTTGAGGCTACAAAGAAGCACACCGACTTTGATTTAGACCAGTCAGTTAGGGATAGCCTTCGTAATGCTATTTTAGAAACAAAAGTAATGCCTTCTATGCGTGGGCTTATGACAGCAGGTCCTGCTCTAGAAAGAGACAATACTTGCATTTATAACTGTGCTTACTTACCAGTTGATAGCCTTCGTTCATTTGATGAGTCTATGTATATCCTTATGTGTGGAACTGGAGTAGGCTACTCTGTTGAATCACGCTATGTTAATCAACTTCCAGAAGTAAGCGAACACTTTGAGCCAACAGGAACTGTTATTGTTGTAGAAGACTCTAAGGCAGGTTGGGCTAGAGCATTTAAGGAATTGCTTGCACTCTTGTGGCAAGGTCAAATACCATCTTGGGATATGTCTGGAGTTCGTCCAGCAGGTGCTCGTCTAAAAACATTTGGTGGTCGTGCATCAGGTCCAGACCCATTAGATCGTTTATTTAAATTTTCTGTTGCTACAGTAAAGCAAGCAGCAGGTAGAAAATTAACACCACTTGAAGCACACGACCTTATGTGCAAGATTGCAGAAGTTGTAGTTGTTGGTGGAGTTCGTAGATCAGCAATGATTTCTTTGTCAGACCTTGAAGATCGTAATATGGCTGCAGCAAAGTCAGGTTCTTGGTGGGAATACTCAGGGCAACGTGCTTTGGCAAATAACTCTGCTGTGTATAACACAAAGCCAACTATGGAAGTATTTATGGACGAATGGAAATCACTCTATGACTCAAAGTCTGGAGAACGTGGTATCTTTAGTCGTCAGGCTGCTCAAAATGTTGCAGCAAAGAATGGTCGTAGAGAAAATGCAGAGTTTGGAACAAACCCTTGTTCAGAAATTATCCTTCGTCCTTACCAGTTCTGTAACCTAACAGAAGTTGTAGTTAGAGATACAGATGATTTACAGACTTTAAAGGATAAGGTAGAACTTGCAACAATTCTTGGAACTGTTCAGTCTTCATTTACCCGTTTTAAGTATCTAAGAAAAATCTGGCAGAAGAACTGTGAGGAAGAAAGATTACTTGGTGTCTCACTAACAGGTCAGCTCTCACATCCTGTTTTAAATGGTTCTGAGGGCGTAGAAAAGCTATCTCAGTGGTTGGATGAACTTAGACTCTACTCAGTAGAAGTTAATGATTTCTGGGCAAAGAAGATGGGCATTAATCCAGCAACAGCTATTTCTTGTGTAAAGCCATCTGGGACAGTTTCTCAACTTGTTAATGCTTCATCAGGTATGCATCCTTGGCACTCACAATACTATGCTCGTACTATTCGTGGAGATATGAAAGACCCAATCACCGCATTCTTGGTGGATATGGGAGTTAAGCACGAACCAGATGTAATGAAGCCAAATGACACTATGGTATTTACTTTTCCTATTGCTGCTCCAGAAGGTGCAACTCTTCGTCAAGATCTAACAGCGGTACAGCATCTAGATATCTGGCTTGCATACCAACGTCATTGGGCAGAACATAAGCCTTCTATCACAATATCTGTAAAAGAAAATGAATGGATGGCGGTAGGTGCTTGGGTATTTGAACACATTGATGAAATGTCAGGTGTTTCATTCTTACCTTATTCAGAGCATACATATCAGCAAGCCCCATATCAGGAAATTACTAAAGAAGAATATAAAGTTCTTCTTTCAGAAACTCCTGAAGACCTTGACTGGAAATGGCTTGAAATCTATGAAACATTTGATGGAACAACATCTGTGCAAGATTTAGCTTGTGTTGCTGGTGCTTGTGATATTAACGATATCTCTAAAGGGGTATAATAAAATAGATGCCATATGTCCTATTCTGATTTAATACAAAGAGATAATCCAGCTATTGTTTGGTCTTTAGATGATACAGATAATACAGTACGCCCAGATTCTTTTATGTATAGAACATACGCTAATTCATCTACAAAAACTTATTACACAGGAACATATTCAAATGTTGTAAAAACAGGACTTCCTTTAATTTATGGTGGTAAGCAATCTATTAAAATAACAGACAATGCTGGATATGTTAGAGTCCCATCTTTAGATAAGATGTCTTTAAAAGATTCTAGAAACTATTCATCTTTAGAATTTTGGGTAAAGTTAAATTCATCAAGCAACACAGAACAGGTACTTGTAAATAAAGGACCTTCTTATAAGACTGAAATCTACATAAAAGATGACTATATTAGTTTTAGATTAGGAAAATCTACAAAATATTATGAAGTATCAGTCCCTATTGATACAATAAATAAACCAATTCACGTTGTTGCAAATTATTCAAAAGAAGCAATTACTTTAATTGTTAATGGAATAAGTAAAACAAAAAGTATCTCTGATCCAGACTCACTATTTCCTGCATATGACCCAAGTGATGAATATTTTTATTTTGGAAGACCAACAGGTATTACTCAGGTTGAATATGACTGTATATCTTTATATTCTTATTCATTACCAAGAGAAAAGGCTTTAAAACATTTTATTTATGGGGTAGGTTATAGTCTACCGTCCGAAATAGTTAATTCTAATGGTGGAGTTTTTTATAATTTTTCTATGGATGGTCATAAAGAAATAAATAAGTATGATATGGGTCCAGGAACTGCTTGGAGTATTACAGAAGCAAATAATTGTTTAATTCAAAATGGATTACTTACAATAAAAAACAAACAAGAGCCAAAAACATATTTTGCAGAAAATGCATCTATTTTAGATACTCAATTATTTACTTCTTCCAACAGATATACTTTTGTGTCAGGATCTTACTTAGAGATTGAAAATATTAACTCAATTATTCCAGACTCTGTTGGTGGTTGGGCAGGAAAATTTGATGATGGAACTTATTCGTCAAATAAAAAAGTTTTATTAACTATTGGATCTAAGTCTTCACAAAATTATATTGAGTTTTATACAATAACAGAGTCGTCTACAAATAAAATAAATGTGGATATTAATGGAACAATAACTACTTTAAAAACTGGTCATTCCTTATCTACATCTTTTTATGTTGGATATTATAAAGACCTTGGTGGAGTATCAAATGCATTTTTCCTTACAACAGGAAGTCAAGTAATTACACCCCTAGACATTCCTGAAATACCTTCTGCTTATGCAAGATTTGGATCAGATAATATATGGTTTGAAGGATCGGATATTACAAAAATAGATGAATCCGATATCGGTCTGTCTGATTCTAATTTATTAAGAATTGTTGGTATTCATAAAGATAATGAGTTATTATACGACAGTATTAGTGAAATAGAAAGTGGTTCTTTTAAAAATTACTACACCGCAATTCCAAATAGATCTGAGCGTAGGTTTAAAATAAAATCTTATGCACAGGCTACTATTGATATTGATCAACAGTTATTGTGCCCACCTCTTTCTGAAGTAACTGGTGCTTGCCGTATTGAGATTGGAAATCCTTCAGGTTCTAATTCAGTAGGGGTGTCTTTATATGAAAAAAAGTATTCTAATGGAATAGAAACATTATCTGTTGAAAGATACGAAAATGATTATATAAACAGAGTAATTACATCTGGAACTTGGTTAAATAAAAAAGTTACACAAACAGAAAACTCTGAGACAAATCCAGTAGATGCATTATCTTTTGTATTTACTTTTAAAACCGATGATTTATCAGATAGACCACCATATTTAAATTACTTTAGAATTGCTTCTTATGCCTTAAATGATGATCCCAATGATACTAATGATTATGTTTTAAATAATTCAAGTCCTGGCGGTAATCCAGCAAAGATATATTTAAAATCTGGTGAATGTAATATCCCAGACCTAATTGAAATGCCATTCTTTTATAACGGATATAAATCTGGTCTTAAGCTAAAAACTTCATATGCAAAAATTAATCATAATTTTACTAGTGTTCAGAAGTTTGCACAAATAGCTAATATAACCACTGCAAGCGGAAATACAACATATGCTTTATCAGACAATCCTTTTCTTGCTGGAGATGTAGTTTCTGTTTCTGAAATAAATGGAACAAATGGTTTTGCTTTTTTAAATAAAACTATAAGTTCAGTTAGTGGTAATAATGTTACTTTTAATAGCTTTGTTCCAACTTCAACAATTACCTCAGCTAGTTATAATTCTGCAACAAGTGCAACTTTTACTACTCCTCTAACTACTCAAATATTTTCTGTTGGTCAAGTAATTTCTATTTCAGGTGTAACTGGTGGAAGTTATAACAAGACTGTTACTGTTAGTGCTATTGGTGGAACTTCAGGAGCGTATACATTTACTGCTACTGGTACAGGGTTTACCAATGTTGCAGGAACTGGAGGATTTTATTATATTTTAGATAGTGATTTAACAGACGGTACGGCAGGTGTTATGCAACTAGGATCTGGAATTAGAACAGTTTCTTTTATGGCATATATTGAATCTGCAACAACTCCAGGAACAGCGTTAAAAATTATAAAAATTGGAGATAGTCAGTTTACTGCAAACAATTTTTCTGGAGCTAGAGTACTTGCAAATGCTACAACATATATAAATGGAGTAGCTTATAGCTTATCAACAAATCCAGTAAAACTTAACGAATGGCAAATGATAACGCTTGTTTTTAATACTCCATTTTATATAAATAATAGTAACAGTGTAGAAATAGTTTTAGGAGATCCAACATCTGCTCTTGCAACTAATTCTTATATTGATCAATTAATGATTTTTGATAAAGAACTTATTACAAATAGTGGTCTTGGATCATTAGATAATCTATATAACACTTTTGTTGGAAATATTACAAGTAATTTTAAGTCAACAAAATCAAAAGAGGTCATTATAATAGATGAAAATGATTTGGGTCTTTCAAGCATTCAGTGTGACCATATTTTAAGTTCTGGTGATATATATGATGCTTTAGCAAGTGGTCTTGCTACAGAAACATTAAGTATTACATATAAAAAATCAAAGCCAGATATTATTTCAAAAAAGGTACAGCGTACAGCAGCAACGGGTCAGGCAACCATATTCCTTTCTGATACATCAGGTCTTCTTGCTGGAAGTATAAGGGTAGATTCATCAAATAAAAATGAGCTAGGAACAATTAGTTCTTTAGATGCTACAGCAACTAAAAGAGACCTTAAAACAGAAAATACTAACAATGGAGATATTCCAAAAGTAAGATCAAAGGATAAGTTTATTTCTACTCCAGTTACTCTTGCGTCTTCAACAGGAGTTGAGGTTGGAGATAAAGTTGTTAAATCTGGTTATTTGGATCCAGGAGCAACAGTAGCTTCAAAAAGTGGAAACATTATAAGCATTAAGTTTAATACACCAAATACAAAATATAAGCCAAAATTATATGGACTAATTCAAACTATTCCTAAAAACTCACCTATTAGTTTTATTGAGCCATTTCCAAAAATTGTGATGTCTAGTAATTTAACCACTGCTATTAAAAAAGATACAATATTGTATTTTAAAGATAAAAATTACGATGGTAACTTAGATGAAAGAGAAAAATTAAAGATAGGATCAAAATACATTAAAAATGACGATATGATTCTTGTGCGAAATACTACAGGTCATAAGTATTTCCTATATAAGGTTACTTCAGGGGCTAGTGAAGCCTTTACTATTCCAAATGGAATTGCAAAAACTTATACTGTAACTTTCACAAAACAAGAATTATCTGCAAGTGAGGTATATGCTATTAGTAATGAAAAAGTTTATTCTTACTCTCAATCTGCAACAATAAAATTAATAGAGCTTACTCCAACAAAACTTGCAAGTTTGCAAAAAAGAGTAACATCCAAACCTGCACCGCAATATGCAATAACAGAGTAAAAATGGTATCATAGTGGTATGAATAATAACAAAAAAGGTGTAGAGGCGGTTGAGTCTACCGCAGAATATGGAATTTATGTTTGGATCTTGCCAAATGGAGAGCCATTTAAGGATGATGATGGTAATACTCTTAATGTTCCTTCAATGAAGCACGACATTAGAAATATGAGCTCTCTTGCAAAAGCAGCAGCATATTGGGGTAAGCCAGATGGTGTAGCAAAGTTTATGCCTGGAGTTGGTAGAGTTAGCGATACTCAGGCAAGAGAAGATATTGATAGAATGGCAGAAGGTTTAACACCTTATGGAGATACAGACAACTGGAAGGAACTTTTTGCAAATGAGCGAAAGAGTAGAAGATAACGAAGTACCCCAAAGTCATATGATTTGGGGAAGAGATGTTGCTATTGATAGTTTACAAAAATCAGTAGAAATAGTTCCTAGTGATGACTTTAACTTGCCATCTTCAGAGCTTTTAAAGTATCGTGGAATTAATCAAAACTTTAAGCGAAATGCTAAAAGAAAGCTTGAAAAGGCTGGACAAATAGGTGCTTCGTCTAATACTTATGCAACTCCAGTTAATGGTTTTAGCGGTGATGATGCAGAGTCAAAGCAACTTGTTTACCTTCAATATGGATATGGTCTTTTTGATGTTGTAGAGCCTCCATATAACTTAATCTCACTAGGTAAAACCTATGAAGTTTCAGCTGCAAACTATGCTGCTATAAATGCAAAAGTTACTAATATTGTTGGTTTAGGTTATGACTTAATGCCATCACTAAAAGTTAGACAAATGCTTGAGGATATGGCAGTTAGTCCAGAAAAACTAAATAGGTCTAGAAGAAAATTAGAACGTGCAAAAGCAGAAATTTTAGACTGGCTAGATACTCGTAATGACAATGAAACATTTACTGAAACACTAACAAAAGTCTATCTTGACTATGCAACAACTGGAAATGGTTACATTGAAGTTGGTAGAAAAACTACTGGAGAGATTGGATACATTGGTCATATTCCTGCTGCAACAATGCGTGTTCGTAGACTTCGTGATGGGTTTGTACAAATTGTTGGCGGTAAGGTTTCATTCTTTAAAAACTTTCACGATGAAGAAGCAACAATTCCTGTTGGAATAGATCCAAGACCAAATGAGATTATTCATATTGCAGATTACACACCAACAAATAGTTATTATGGTGTTCCTGCTATTGTTCCTGCAAAAAATGCTATGGCAGGTAACGAGTTTGCTTCAAAGTTTAACTTAGAATACTTTGAAAACAAAGCAACTCCACGTTATATTTTCTGGATTAAGGGAGCAAAACTTTCTAGAGATGCCGAATCAAAACTGTTTGAGTTCTTTCAGAATAACCTTCGTGGTCAATCTCATAGAACACTTATTGTTCCACTTCCTGGAGATGAAGCAGGTTCTAAGGTTGAAGTTAAGATGGAAGCCGTTGAAAATGGTATTCAAGACGGATCATTTGATAAGTATCGCAAGTCTAATCTTCAAGAAATCCTTATGGCACACCGTGTTCCAATGACAAAAGTTGGTGCAGGTGAAGGTCTTTCACTTGCTGCTGCCAAAGAAGCAGACAAGAGTTTTAAGGAACAAGTAACTCGTCCAGCACAAGATGCTTTAGAAAAAAGAATTACTGCAATTATCTCTGAAAAGACAGATATGTTTAATTTTAGCTTTAATGAACTTACCCTTACAGATGAAGATACACAGTCCAAGATTGATGAGCGTTACTTGAGAATGAAGGTAATTGTTCCTAATGAAGTTCGTTCAAGAATGGGAATGTCTGGCATTGAAGGTGGAGATGAACCAGTTCAACTTACAGGTCAACAGGCTGCAGAACAAACAGCACAAGCATCTGGAAATAGATTAAGGGACCAAGAACGCCAGAACAATCTAGCGGATGAAGGTCAAACTGGTGCAAGAAATGCACAAGGCGAAGGCAGACAACAACCGTAACAAGAAAAACACTGTATAATTAAAGTGTTATGATTAATTTACAAAAAGCATCGCTTTCTATGAATGGTAACAGCGTCAACTTGACGATGCCTATTTCTAAGATTGATGAAGAAAAGCGTATTGTTTCTGGCTTTGCAACACTTGATAATATCGATAAGCAAGGCGATAGAGTACTTCCAGAAGCATCACAAAAAGCTTTTGCAAACTTTCGTGGTAACGTAAGATTGATGCACCAACCTATTCCAGCAGGAAAGGTTGTTTCTTTTAGATCAGACACTTTTTTCGACCCAGAGACAAGCAAGCAATACACAGGAGTTTTTGTAGATGCTTATGTTTCTAAGGGTGCTCAAGACATCTGGGAGATGGTTCTTGATGGTACACTCACTGGTTTTTCAATCGGCGGTGCAATTAAAGACACAGATAACGAACTTGATGAAGAATCAAATAAAACAGTTCGTGTAATTAAAGAATATGATTTAGTAGAACTATCACTTGTTGATTCACCTGCTAATCAGTTTGCCAATATCTTTTCTATTCAGAAAACACTAGATGGTGATGTTGTTGATGGAATGTTCTCCAAGTCCAATATCCAAAATGTATTCTGGTGTGAAACAGAAGAAATGGCATATCTTTCAAGTGAAGAAAAGTATTCCTGTGCTTCTTGCAGTTCAGAACTTTCATCTATTGGCTGGATTGACGAAATTACAAAGGCAAATGTTGAACAAGCAATGTCAAAAATAATTGAAATGCATAAGGCAGTTAATCCTGGAACTATTACAAGTGATGATGTTCCAAAGAAGTATCCAAAACAAAATCCAAGATTTTCAGACATTCAGACAGAATCAAATCGCAAAAAGAAAAAAAGGTATGAGATGGAAAAAGCATCATTTTCTACTGGAGATTTTGTTCAGTGGAATGCATCAGGTGGTACAGCAAGAGGTAAGATAACAAGAGTAGTAACTAATGGTAAAATTAAAGTACCAAACTCTAGTTTTACTATTACAGGGACACCAGAAGACCCAGCGGTTACTATTAGAGTTTATCAAAAAGACGGAGACTCTTGGAAGCCGTCTAAAACAGTTGTAGGACATAAAATGAGTACACTTAGATCTTGGACAGTTAAAGTCCTTAAGTCTATTGGTGTACAACCAGAAGTTTCTCTACCTAACACAGTAGTGAATAAGGCAAATGACGAAAAAGAGTCAGTTGCCATCCAAATAAATGAAGGAGGTGTTGATATGACTGAAAATAACGAAGTTGCAGAAGACGCTACAGTTGAAGAAATTGTAGAAGTTTCAGAAGAAGTTGTGGTTGATGAAATTGTTGAAGCTGAAGAAGCTCCAGCAGAAGAAGAAATTGCAAAGTCTGATGAAGTTGAAGCAGCAGAAGAAACAGTCGAAACATCAGTAGAGACAGAGGAATCTACAGATGACGCTTCCACCGATAATGGTGAGGCGACTGACCTTGAAAAGACTCTTAGTGAAATCAAAAATTTTGTTGGCGAGGCTCTTACAAAGAGTGGCGAAACAAATGCTGCTGCTGTAAATGGTGTTGTAAATACCGTTGCAGAAGTAACAAAGGCTTTAACCGATAAGCTTGTAGAAAATGATTCTCGTTTTGAAGAGATCAACAAAGGTTTGGCGGATATCGTAAGTGCAGTACAAACAATTAATGGAAGATTGGAATCTGTAGAAAATGATACCGCTGTAAAAAAGTCTGGGGAACTTGAGAGTTCCACAGAAACAACCATCCAGAAGTCAGATTCTGTATGGGGGGGACGCTTCCTCAGTTCCTCGCAATACTTAAATTAGAAAATAAAAGGTAGGTGAAAAATAAAAAATGAGTGATATTTTAGAAAAAGCCGTAGCAAGCGGCACAGTTCTTTCTCCACTATCATCTCCTGGTGCTATGACAGCACAAGGAAATTCTGGTGACGCAGGTGGTGTTCTTAACCCAACACAATCTACACAATTTATCGAATACATCTTTGACCAGATGGTTCTAGCTAACGATGGTCGCAAGGTAACGATGCGTGGAAATACTATGGAATTGGATAAGATCCGTGTTGGTTCACGTCTTGTAACAAAAGCTACACAGGCTGATGATACAGGTGCAAACAGTGCTCCAGCATTCACAAAGATCGAACTTACAACAACAAAGTTCCGTCTACAGTACGAACTATCAACAGAATCCCTAGAGGACTCTATTGAAGGTGCGTCTCTAGAGGACCACGTTGTACGTTTGATGGCAACTCAGTTCGGAAACGACTTGGAAGATATTGCAATTAATGGTCGTCCAGGAAATTCTGGTGACGGTACATACAACAATACTCTTGCAGGATTTATCCGTCAGATTAAGGATACTAACTTTGCAGGTGCACACGAAGCTGCAGCAGCTGCTGCAACTATGACAAGCATCTGGGAAGCTACTCCTGATTCAGGCGATGGATCTTCCGCAAAGTTGACTCTTGATGCAATCGAAGCAATCTACAACGCAATGCCTCGTAAGTTCAAGGCTCGCCGTCAGGATCTTAAGTTCTACATGAATAGCAAGCATATTCAGGAATTGTTAACAGAGCTTCGCACAGTTAATACAACTGACGGAACTTCAGTTCCTTACGATGTTGCTACTCGTGTGATCGATGGAGTTACTCCTAGAATTGGCGGTCCAGCTGGTGCTCAATACACCATCTTCGGTCTTCCAGTTCAAGAAGTTCCTTTGTATCCAGAAGACTATGTAGACCTAACTCTTCCTTCAAACCGCATTTGGGGTTTCCAGAGAGATGTTACAGTACATCGTGAGTTCCAACCACGAAAGGACTCTGTAGAGTACACAGTCTACGTCCGTATGGGTGTAGCACTAGAAGAAAAGTCGGCAGTAGCCTACGCAGTACCAACTGCTTAGTTATATGCTATCTTAGTAAGGGTCGGACTTTTGGTTCGACCCTTACTTCTTTTTAGTGTATAATTAGTAATTAGGAGGATTTATGTTATCTAGTAAAACAATCGGAGACCTTAAGGGTTTATGTCTAGCATTTGATATTGAGGTATCAAAGAATGCAAGAAAACAAGATATTATTGAGGCTATTGAAGAAGCCAAGGTTACTTGGCAAATGTATGAAGAATCATCAAAATCATTGTTTGACTATGAAGAGGGTCCTACAAAAGAAGAAGTTAAAGTAAAAATAGAAGAAGCAAAAGTAGAATCCAAAAAAGAAGAAAAAGTTCTTTTAACTATGGCAATTAAACGTGGTGGATACTATGCTGGAAACGGTGTTAAGTTTGATATGGACGAGCCATTTGTACTTGTAAATAAATCGCTGGCAGAGCAAATATTGACTCACCAAGCAGATGAAGTTAGGGAGGCTACCAAGGAAGAAGTAGAATCTTTCTATGGTTTTTAAATGGAAGTTTTAGTAAATGATTTAGGAACTGCAAGTTTTACCTATACAGCACCACAAAATACAACTAATGTAGTTTATAGTGTTTATGACAACACAAATGATGCATATATCCAATATGAAGAAGTTGATTTTACACCAGATACTGGAACGGTAAGCACAATTAGCATTGCCAGTCCTGCAGTAATTACCCAAGCAAACCATACTTATGTTACTGGAGATGCTATTAAATTTTCTACTACTGGAGCACTTCCAACTGGCATAAATACAACAACTACCTACTATGTTTTAAAAACAAGTAGTAGCCAGTTTAATATATATACAACATCTCCAACAAGTCTTGTAAATACAAGCGGTGCTCAATCTGGAGTACATAAAGTTTTAAAGCAAGGAACAACTAGTTATACCATTAGTTTAAATAGTGATATATGCAAATACGACAGATCATTATTAATTGAGATACAATCTATACAAATAAATGGATACTCAACAGATAATATAGATATTTTAGTAAAGAGACCATATGCAACAGTTTCTGAAATAAAAAGTTACTTTTTGAATAATTTTAATGGAACAGCAAGTATTCTTGCAAATCAGACAGATGCATTTATTCAAAAGCTTGAAAGAAAAGCAAGGTATTTGATTAATGCTTATACTGGAAATGAATTTAAGTTTGAATATAAGACAGTAGGTGCTTATGGACAAAATACCGACCTTTTGCATTTAGGTCAAAGAATTGAATCATTTGATAAGATTATCTTTGATGACTTTTTAATATATGACTCCACAGAAGAACCCCCTGTTGACTTACTTGATGTAACTCTAGGAATAGCACCAAGCAAGTTTTCTATTAGAGTTGTTGCAGAAGGTGTAAATATTACTGAATGGGTAGATCAAAATCCTTTACAAAACCCTTCATACTTTGGAAAAGACTCTGCATATTTAGTTCGTGGAGAATATGGATGGAAGGCAGTTCCAGAAGATATTAAGATTGCAGTATATGAACTAATTAATGACTTCCTATGTAACGATTTTATTTACAGAAATAAGGGATTAAAGTCAATCCAAAATGACTCATTTAATATTCAGTTTGCAGATGGAATGTTAAATGGCACTGGAAACTTATATGTAGACTCGTTACTTTCTCAATATAAGGTTTGGAATCTAAAGGCGATTTAAATGTCTTGTTTATCTGTATCAACATATACAATGACCGCCGATATTTATGAGCCAACAACAGTCCGTGACTCAACAAACGGTATGATTACAAAGTCTTGGGAGTTAAAAGAAACAGTTGGCTGTTATGCTCGTGGTATTCTTGGATCACAACTTGGTGGTAACTCAGCAGATGTTGGCATAAAGGACTACATCACAATAACAAAAGATTTTATTAAAATTAGAACATCAGATCCAATATCTACTGAATATCGTGTTGTTGCAATAAGAAACTCTGAGGGTGTTATTTGGACAGAAGATTATATTCAAAATACCGCAGGTGGATTAAATGGAGCAACAATATTTGAACCATCTGGAACTACCCCACTTCTTGACTATCTTGGAAGAGTACTAGAATATGAAACAGTATTAAAGCGTCAAGAAATACAGTCATTAGAAGTGGCTTAATATGCCAGTAAACACAGGCAAAATGCCAGAAAAAATTGTTGCTTCAGCAAAATACCACTCTGCTGTTTTAACAGAATTACACAATAATCCAAAGAATCGTAATGCTATTATTGAAAGTGCCTTAAGTGTTATTGGTAACTATTTTGGATTTTATATGGATAATCTTGCTCGTAGAGATCATGCATCTTTTCATCACGTTTATGAAACTGGTAAAACTGGTCAGCAAAATGCTAGACTATTCTATTATACTATTTCAGCAAATACTGGTGTTCCAAGTATTCAGTATCAGTTTAGATCCGCCACAGTGCAGGAGAAAAGTGGACAGGTGTATGTGAGAAAGGCTTTTATAATGGAAGCAGGAACCCCATTAACAATTAAACCAAGAAGTGGAAAATACCTAGTCTTTGATGTTGATGGAGAAAAGGTATTTACTAAAAGTGTTTATATCCCAAATCCTGGAGGAGAACAAGTTCAGGGGGCTTTTGCAGATGAGTTTAATATGTTTATATCTCGTCAAGCATCCTCAATCCTAGAAGATATGGGTTTTTATGATAAAATTAATATAGAGTTATCAAAGGAATCAGATTTAGCTTTGACAAGAATTAACGCAGGTAATTTTAATGGTATCTCTATGGGTTCAGACTCAGCAAATAAAATAGCTAGGAGATCAAAGATATAATGGATTATACAAAATTACCAGTAATTCTTATTGGCAATTACCTTTGGGGTTTAGCTAAAGGTCAAGTTAGTGGAAGTACTAAACTTCCTTCTAGTGTTTGGGATGTTGATTCATATACCGTTCAACCATTTTTTGCTATAAATGACTCAAATGCTATTACTAATCCAAACCCATATATCCTGTATGACTTTCTTTATACTGGATCAGATGTAAAGACTTTCCCATTAATTAAAGAAGAAGCAACTTTAACTATTGTTGGACCTTGGAATAAGCTATATCCCTTAAAAAACTTTATTTATGATGTTTTAGGCAATTTTGACGAATCAGCAGATGATATAAACAACTATATTGATGATAGTGGAATTAGGTTTAAATACATTAAAGTTCGCCAAGAACAGTATGCTTTAGATGAAAAAAAGCCTGTTGGCTTAGAGTCTGGACTTAATCTGTCAACCTTATATGTAACCTATGAGTATTCACGCTCGTAAGATAACTGTGGTAAAATAGATATTGAGGAAGCCCCCGAAAGCTAATTCAAATATGCAAGGAGGTGCAAAAAAAATATGGCAAATAATGCAAAAAATATTATTGTTGGTGCTGGTACAGTTTACCTTGGTAAGCTTGTTGGTGTAGAATACAATGAAAATGACATTCCAGCAGTTGGAGCAACAACTCGTATTGCTTCTAGTGCTTCTAATCTTAACGCAGGAGCTCTAGCTGGAGCAGGTGCTCAAGGTACGTTTGATAATCCAGATACTGTAGATGCTGATAACTGGACACACGTTGGATACACATCTGAAGGTGTAACATTTGACTTTTCTCCAGATTATGGTGAAGTTCAGGTTGATCAACTTCTTGATGTTGCAAAGATCTTTAAGCAAGGTCAGACTGTTATGGTTAAGACAACCTTCACTGAAGCTACTCTAGAAAACTTCTTGATTACTCTTGGTGGAGATAGTACTGACCTTACATCTACGTCTTCATCTGGATCAAACAGTATTCGTTCTCTTACACTTAATGGTGGTGCTCTTGGTTACTCACCTATTGAGCGTTCGCTTTTAGTTGTTGGTCCAGCTCCTGATTCAATCAGACCTGGAACAAGCCAAAGAGCAGAAAGACTATACGTTGGATATCGTGCAGTTTCTATGGAAACAGTATCTATTGGTATTAAGAGAAATGAAGCCACGGTTTTCCCAGTGACATTCCGTCTTCTACCTTCTGATACTTACAGAGGTGTAGCTTCTACTGGTTCAGAATCAACTTACGGAAAGATTATCGACAGAGTTTACACTGTTTAATAATCTATAACTAAATATCGTGTAATATGGTGGGTAGAAATACCCACCATATTGCTTTTATGTAAAGAATAATAGGCTATAATGGACAAAGGATAACATAGGAGAAAAATGGCTACCAAAATTTATGAATCAATCGAAATCGAACTTCAGGACGGAACAGTAATTACTGTAAAGCCACTGAACCTCAAGAACTTACGTCAGGTTATGACAAAGTGGAGAGAAGTAGAAACAAAAAATACAGAAGATGAGTTTCTAGACCTACTACTTGAATGTACTTCTATTGCTATGAAGCAATTTGCACCAGAACTTTCTGAAAAGGAAAAGCTAGAAGAGGCTTTAGATCTTCAATCTATGTATAAAATATTGGAGGTTGCTGCAGATATCAAGCTTAACGACCCAAACCTGCTAACGGCAGCTCAGGAACTAGCTGGAATGAACTAGACCTAGCTGCCCTAGAATCGGAGGTATTCCTTCTGGGTCACTGGAAAGACTATGATGAACTTGAGTCAAGTCTTTCTATGCAAGAATTGATAGCTACATTAGGTGCAATGCATGAAAAAGAAAATCGTCAAAATAAATTTCTTGCTGCAATTCAGGGTATAGACTTGTCAGAGCAATCACAAACAAGTGAAGATTCTGGAGCTACTACCTTGCAGGATATCGAAGCACGAGTACACGCAAGACTTACAGGCAACCAAGTTGAAGCAACAGCAATACAGCAAGGTATTAATAAGTCAGATGGTCTTGACTATAATATTGTGGGGCTTAGTTAATGGTTAATGTAAATGCTAATTTTCAATATACAGCAAACTTTGGTCCTGTTATTGGGCAAATGCAACAGCTTACTAATCAGGCTAATGCTCTTAATAATACCCTTCAAAATCTTGACAAACAGTCTGTAGGATTAAAGTCAAACCTTGCAGGAGCATTTGCTTCTGATCTTGGAAAAATTGGTGGCTGGAATGCCAAAATGGTTCAACTTACAGACTCTGTTGATATGTTTGGGCAATCACTTTTAAAGCAAAAACTTACCCTAAAGGAATATGCAAAAGAAGCTATTGGTGCATTTACAAGTTCATCTAATTCACATAAACTTGCTGTTCGTGAAGTAGCCAGAGAAATGTCACAACTTGTGACTCTTGGCAAGGGTATGGATGGAAAGCAAATGGGTATGATGATTACCCCTGCAACCATTAATCTTAAAGACTTTAATACTCAACTTGCCGTGTCTCAAAAACAGTGGTCTATCTTTAATAGCCTTGTTCAAGATGGAACAACTCATTTAATTAACTTTGGTAAAAATACACAGTGGGCAGGTCGTCAGATTACTGTTGGTCTTACTGTTCCTTTAACTATTTACGGAAATACAGTATCTAAAATTTTCCGTGAAGTAGATGCAGAACTTACACGTTTCCAGAAGGTTTATGGAAGCGATTTAATGAATAGTAATTCTGAAGCTACCAATAAAATGATTGACGATGTTCGTAACCTTGCTATAGAGTTTTCAAGGTCATTTGGAATTGCAGCAAAAGAAACAGCATCCCTAGCTGCTGACCTTGCAGCAACTGGTCTAGAAGGACAAAAACTTCTTGCCTCACTTAGAGAAACAACTCGTCTTGCCGTTCTTGGTGATGTTTCAAATCAAGATGCAATGAAAACAACTTTATCTTTGCAGAATGCTTTTAAGATAAGCACAGATGAACTTGCAGAGTCTGTTAACTTTCTTAACGCAGTAGAAAACCAAACATCTCTTTCTTTGCAAGATTTAACAACAGCAATTCCAAAAGCTGGACCAGTTGTTAAGTCTCTTGGCGGTGACGTAAAAGATTTATCCCTATTGATGGTAGCCCTTAAAGAAGGTGGTATCTCAGCAGCAGAAGGTGCAAATGCTCTAAAGTCTGGTATGGCTTCTTTGATTAATCCAACAAAACAAGCATCTATAACTGCAAAACAATATGGCATTGATATTAATGAAATTGTTCAAGCAAATCGTGGACAACTTATGCCAACAATTATTGCTTTTCAACAGCAACTACAACTGCTTGATGATTTTGGAAAAGCACAAGTTATTGAAAATGTTTTTGGTAAATATCAGTTTGCTCGTATATCAGCGTTGTTTGATAACTTAAATGCAAGTGCTTCCCAGACAAATGCGGTACTTGGACTTATGGGTCAATCAAGTAAAGAACTTGCAGCAACTGCATATCAGGAAATGGATACTTTGATGAATAGCTCTTCAAAGCGTTTCCAACGTGCTATTGAAGGAATTAAGGCTCAGTTTAT